AAATCATACAGTTCAACCACACCATTATAGTAAACTTGATTCTGAAAAATCCCATATGTTCGATTTGTTGACTAATGATGGAATGATAGTAATAGGGAAAATACCTACTAGATACGAGGAGAAATAAGATGCCAAGGAAATTCACATTTGAAAAAGCAGTAAGAACAGAAGTGCCTATCTTGATAGGGCTTGCGGGACCGTCCGGAGGTGGGAAAACATTGTCTGCCTTGAGACTTGCAAAAGGAATACAGAAAGTTTTTCCAGGTGAGATTATCGGTATTGATACCGAGTCAAACAGAATGAAACATTATGCAGATAGGTTTGATTTTAGACATACACCTTTCGGTCAACCTTTCGGCTCTCTTGATTATCTTGAAGTATTAGAACAGGCCGCAAAATTAAAACCATCGGTTGTAATAGTGGATTCCATGAGCCACGAACATGAGGGGCTTGGCGGTCTGTTAGATCTACACGAAACTGAACTTGACAGAATGGCTGGTGATGATTATGGGAAACGGTCAAGGATGGGAATGCTGGCTTGGCAGAAACCTAAGTCAAACCGCCGTAAACTTATCAACGGCCTTCTACAAATGAACAGTAATTTTATATTCTGTTTCAGGTCTAAAGAGTCAAGCCGACCCGGTAAAGATAAAAACGGCAAAAGTATAATAGAGAATTTCGGATTTGTTCCAATTGCAGGTTCTGAATTTGTTTTTGAAATGACTATAAATATGTTATTACTTCCACATGCAAACGGTCACCCAACTTGGAAGTCAGACAATAAAGGCGAGACTTTAATGATGAAATTGCCTGAACAGTTTAAAAGTATATTTAATAAAGATGTACAATTGAATGAGGATATCGGAGAGAAGTTGGCACTGTGGGCAAAGGGTGATATTAAGCCTAAGACTGTAAAACCTGAACCCGTAAAAACTGCAAGCCCTAAATCCAGACCCCAGGAACTAACAACCCTTGAAGATTATCTAACAGCCGGAAATATACCGGATAAAATAGTAGATATCAGAGGCCAGAAAGTAAACCTACTTACCAAAGCAAAAGGAGCGATTAAACATTTAAAATCCTTAGACTCTGATTTTACAAATAAAACAGCAGGCTATACTGATATTCTGACAGTGATCAAATTGATAGAAGAATCTCAGGAAGTTACAGGAGTTGTTACTGAAGATCAGGACAATGAGTTAGATATATTTTAAGGAGGAGTTATAAATGAACGAATGGAACGAATTAAGAATAGATAATTTACCACCGGATATATTGACGGGGGATTATGAGTTTTCTTGTGGTAAACCAGGCATTTTAACATATAATAATTTAATAGAAAGCAGGATAACGGCTTTAGAATTTACAGCATTGAATGCAGAAGGAAAAACAACTCCGAATGGAGATAGATACCATCCTTATTATTACCGAAAACCAGAACCGAAACAGCCGACACACACCGAGATTATGTCTAAGTGGTGGAATATGTCTGGATTATGGGTAAGAGTTGACGCTTATGAGCCGAGAGAACCAATGCCATATAGTGTGAATAGATTGTCAGGCTCTGTTAATAAAACATATTTTCTTGAAATAGAATCAGCAGATATACCACCGGAGGAATAAATGAAAAAACTAATAATAATTATCACAGCAATACTTATTATGAGCTGTACAGTTGATACATCTAAGGAAGTTGAATATAGAATTACTGGGACGGCTTCGACTGTAAACATAACTATCAATAATAGTGATGATGGGACGTCTCAATATAGTGATATGTCATTAACATGGAGCTATTTATTCACTCAGGAGTCTGGATTTTTCCTATATGTATCGGCTCAAAATCAGGGTAGTTCTGGAAGTGTAACAACATCTATTTATATTGATGGTGATTTATATAAAACATCTACAAGTTCAGGGGCTTATGTTATTGCCTCAGCTTCTGGATCTATTGAATAATTATACTAAGGGGCATCACGCCCCTTATATTAAAATTTCCGATAATAAACTGTAACCGGAGAACCTGCTGCATTATTTACCCTTACATTAGTTCCATCTGTGAAAAATAATCCACCTGTACTTACAGCATAAACTAGCCTCCAAGCTGCTGACATATTTGCAGTCACTGTTATATTTGCACTACCTGTAATTAAATAAACCCCACGGGCAGGAACCCAGGCAGACCCTGCCCCTACAGACTGGCTTGAATCGGTCGGGGCTACTGTTGGATTTATTGTACCTGACATATTTAGAGTTGTGACATTTGCTGTTGTAACATTCTCAGTTACAAAAGTAGGACTATCACCACTTTCATATTTACCATCATCAAGGCTATTTAAATTAACCCCGATTTCGTTAATATCTGTAAACACTACCCCGTCATCTGATTCCCAATTTATTTTGGGTGCTGTTGTTAGACTGCTCATTAGACAGCTACTTTTTTAATAGCTGCTATTGTAGTACAGGAATCAACTTTTAAAGTGATATCCCTGAGCCTTTTTTTCTCTGCCTTAATAGTTGTAACACTGTTATTATTCTCAAGAGCTTTTAAAAATGCTACGTCCTGAGCTTCAAGAAGAGGTTTTCTATCACCTCTCAATTTTTCCTTCCAGATTTCTTTTGATTTTGGGATATCTTCTTTAAGATCGAAAGTCCACGCATTTCTTAGTTGTCTGTCAGATGGTAATTCTGACTCGTCTACTATTTTATACTCTGCACCTTTTGGTATGTCTTTCATTGCTCTGTCAAGTCCTGATCTTGTTTCAGTATGAAATTCATAAACTGCCTTTGTGATAACTTTTGCAGGGACTAATTTTCCATCCACGACTTTTGCAGGTTCGACAATTGCGGGAATATTTCTATCAACAATTTTTTCTTGATAATCCCCTGTTGGTGTTATAACTGATATTCCTGTTTCTGTTTTGTATATTATTTTTTTCATGTTTATCTCCTTATGATCCGAATATTTGAACACAGATAGTATCTCTATCAACGCTTGTTCCCTCAGTATTGTCTAGTCTAATCTCACAACTAGTTGTTAATAATGTTACTAAATTCATGTTTGTCTCGGCAGAACTAGCACCAGAATTACCACCATTCCCTGACACTGAATAATTAGCATTACTCATTGCATTTGTTAGGTTTAAAGTATAATCACCCGTCCCATTATCGGTAATACTAGAAACATTAAAATCATCCGTTATAGCAACCGTCCCAGTTCCGTTAAAATTAACCCACGCTTTACAAATCTGCGTATCATCCATAAACACGTCATGTGTAATACTTTTATTTACACCTGACTGAACTATTGTTGCCTGATCGGTTCCGCTCCATGTTGTTGCTACTGTCTGTGCTGATATTTTTTGACCTGTTGCCATATAACCTCCGTTATTCTAATACTATAAATAAATCATCTTCAGTGATTAAATTATCACCAGTTTCCGTCAACATTACTGTTGTTAAAGTTACCCTTCCTTTCTGTACCATATTTAATCCACCATCATAATTTATCTGTTGACTGACTAAATTATATTCTTTAGTTGAATATAAATCAGTTATGGAAATACGATCATCATTTTCAAGTGCCGGATTTCCACCAGGTGAAAAAGTGACTATTAAATCCCGTTGTGGATCTTTGAAAGATTTCAGTAATGTATTTGCAATTTTGCCGGCTAAATTATTATCCTGCAGAAAATCATTTGACTTGTAGTTTAAAAAGAAAGTCCCATTATCATCAATCGAATCTTGATCTAATGCCGTAATTGTCTTCTGACCTGCTACCGCATAAGTAGACCCAACAACTTTAATCCTAAAATCCTGACTTGAAGTATTTGTATTCGTAACCTCAACAGTTCCACCCCATGCAAATAGGCTAGAGTCAGTAACTGTTACCCCTGATACTGCAGGGTCGACTGTTGCCACCCCATCGGATATCGGTTTTGTTTTATAAGTAATTTCGTATTCAGTGACAGCACTTGCAGCGATGGTTTCAAGATCCGCAGCCGTGGTCTGATAAACAGTTACACTTGTAGTTGCTACAATTGGTTGAGTGGTGACAGATATTTTATTAACGATATTTTCATATATTGGTTGATTAGATTTATCTGTATAGTCTGACCTGTCATATGTTAATTCAGTTTCTAAATTATTCACTTCAAAATAGTCAACTGATTGAACTTGTATAAGTCCGGCACGGTCAACAAATACAGCAGCACTACAACTCTCTGCTAAAATCTGTAATGCTTTTCGATGACTAATATTATTAAACCATCCGAAAGGTACGACATAAATTGAACCATCAAGAACGGTATCAATATTATATTCAGTATTTGCGAGTCCTGCATCCTGAAGAACAATTACAAACCATTCAGAAAAAGTATTTGCTGTTATTACTGTTGAAGTTGTAATCATAGACTGATCTAAAATATCCAGCCTATCTCTTGCCCGTACACTTGCTGTTATATCTGAGTCCGGAACATTCCAGCCTCCCGTCCACCCTGTGAAAATTGGTACAAATTCAAACATGCCGGAAGATGTTAAAACACCTATTTCAATATCTACTTTATTATTAGTTTTCACTATTCCGAAAAGTGGGCTTGCTGTATTTCCTGCGTCAAATCGTCTATCAAAATTCATGATAGATAAATCTGCTTCATTACTTGCAATATTCCCAGTCGGTACAGAATTATTATTTGAAATTTCCCGCTGTTCTGTAACTGTGAAATTATCAATATTATTTGATGTATAAGTCTCAAAAACTGATGTAACAAGCTCTATAATTTTAGGGACTCGATAAGGATCTGACCATGCTGTGATTTGCAAAACGATACTTGTAATATTTGTCAAAGGTGTAATGTCTTGTGAGTAAGTAGTTAAAGTATTTGTTGTTATAGTTTCGGTTCCTTCAAGACTTGCACCTGCATAAAATTCAACTGTAAAATCAACAGGATATTCTGAACGCTGATCGTCGCCTGTAATCTGGAAAGATGTAACCGGACGAGCCGAAAAAGAAACAACTACGCCCTGATTCCCTGGTATAACAGAATTTAGATCCCCAGCAGCATCGCCCCACCAGCCAACCTCGTTAAAACTTGCCTCTACATCATCGGGCATAAAATGCCATGTCCCGTCCAGCCTATTTACTGCTTGATTAAAATCAGTTTCAGTCTGTATAAAATCCGCTGCATCCTCTGTAATAATATCCTGACCGTCTTGAGTTATCATATTATTAAGAACGTTTTCAGTCTCTAATGAAAACCATTTGTAAGTTGTCTCTGATCTACCGTTTACAACTTGACTATTTTGAGTTGCTAAATTATCACCCTCTGATTTTAAGGCTTGATCATCTTCAGTTATAAAAATAAGGCTTGCATCTTCTAGTAAAAAATCAGTTCCAATTGAATCAGCTTCTATAGTCGTATCAAGAAAAGCGTCTGTATAATTTATTTTTATACGGGCGGTTATTTTCCTTGCGTTGTCTGCTATTGCTGTGTCAAAAGGGGCTGTGGTTGTTAGCATTTTATACCTGCTCCAAATTGATAGTAACACCATTATGATAATAAATATCTTTTACGAGTACAGACCCAAATGATGGAGCCGACATTTTAACAGTTCTTGTTACCGTTGCCCCTGATTGAATTGTATATTTAAAACTCAGGAATGAACCGTTCGTTATTTGCAGTTTAAAAATATCTGTGATAACTGTTTTATTAGCCTCACTTACTACACCATAAACAATTGTAAACCCTTCTTTAGAATTGGTAAAATCAGTATGAAGAGTCCCGTCGGCACTGCGTCCCTCTGTACTTATAAGAGCATTATCAAAAGAGGTGAAACTCCGGCTGTCAGTTGGCAGGGTAACTTCAGATCCTGCAAGACCTAATTGAATTATCTGACTCATACGGTTATCCCCCTTCTCTGTTCTTCATCTCTCATAAATGGAAATAATCTTCTTGCGGTTTCTCTCATTTTATTATCATCATTTAATGAAAACATAGAATTGAAATTCTGTGTGTTATTAGTTGTACTTGAATTTATCCGGCTTGCTATTTTATCGGCAAATGGATCTGTGGCAGCACTTGTCAACGGCATTGCCATTTCATGAACTCCTGCTTCTGCCATTATTGCAGGTACGCCACCAGTTGCGGGTGCTAATACTCCACCCTCTGCGAGATTTTGAATCAGTCCAGACCCTGCAAATAACCCAGCGGCTGCGGCTGTATAACCTCCAGCGGATGCAAATAAACCAGGGGCTAAAGGAGCTGTAACTATCCCTGCAAGAGCTGCCACACCGTCGGCAACTGCAATTGCTGCCTTGCCTAATGCCTGTTGAGCGAGTCCTTCAAGAAATGCTGACATAGCATCTTTTCCGGCCTGTTTTAAAATACCCCAAACTGTGACGCCTTCATCTCCCATTTGTTTAAAAGCTGTTGCAAAAGCTCCTAAGCCGTCTACTGCGAGCGTTTCATAATCTATTCCTAGTTGTTCGACTGCTTTAGATTCTCTTCCTAGACCTATCATCCCTTCTTCATGTCTTAATGCTTCTACATCTGATACGTGTATTATCGCCTCTGCTAATTCTGTTTCAACTTCTACACGATCCTCAATTGAACCGTTTAATTCTTCAGTAGCCTGAAACTCTGCAAGTTTTAAATCTAATAACTCTTGTTCTGAATTAAACTGCCTCTGAACTGTATCAGTAGTTATTTTTCTTAAATCTAATTCGTCCTCTAAACCTATAAGAAGATTTTTGGCAGTCTCAATACCATTTTTTAATCCTCTCTCTCTTTGCCCTAATACACCATTACTATTTGCAAGTGCATCAGCGTATCTACTTTCTGCAAGCTCCAAGTTTTCTGTTGACTGTGATATTTTATCCTGAACTTTTTGCTGTTCAAATTGTGCAAGTGTTAATTCTTCAATAATTGTGGCTTCACCTCTAACAGCTTTACTTCTTAAAAAGTGAGCTTTTATCGAACTGTTAACAGCTGAAATTTCTCTATTTAATTCTTTAACAAAAGGCTGTATGCCATTTGCAATAACTTGCCCTAATAATTCTTCAGTATCACCAAATGAATTATTTAACTGTGTAATACTTCCTGTTGCCGTATCAGCTGCTGCTCTTGCAACGCCCCCGAACTGACTTTCTAACTCTTCTAAAATTATATTTTGAGCGCCTGCAAGATCATTCATTCCTACCATAGTTTTGATGGTTTCTTCTTGCGAGTCAGAAAACTGAATACCAACACGCCTCATCGCTGTTAGCCCCTGAATTGGATCGTTTAGAGCCTTACCTAATTGGACAGTACTTTCTTTTAAGCCCTGCCCCATAGCTTCTGAAACGTCAAGAATACTTTCTAAAGCACGGGGGAAAATATCTCCACCAATATCTTTAAAAGTTAATAGCAGGCTTTCAGCTCCAATTATTGCCTCGTCACCAAATTTAGTTACACCCTGTAAAGCTGTAGCCATTTTTAATAACTCGGTAGAAGTCAATCCGGCCGCTGACCCGGTAGATTTTATAGTTGCATTTAGTTTAGCCTCGGCCTGTTCCTGAATTGCAAAAGCCTTTACAGCTTTAGCACCTAGGGCAACTATAGCGGCGGCAATTGCTGCATAAGCAAGCACTGAAGCTTTTGAGAATTTCTTTGTTTTCTTTTCAGAGCCTTTGATAGACTTATCTAATGAAGAATTATCGCCCTCGATCTTTACAAGTAACTTGCCTAAAAAACTTCCTGCCATTATACAAGCCCTCCATAAAGTCGTTTTAAATCTGCTCTTTTCTTATCTGCTTTTTCAATAGTCATTTTTTCATCAAACTTCCAGCCTCTTAAAATCCGGTCATATTTAAAACCTTTCTCCCAGTACATAAGAAGCTCCTGCACACTCAATCTTTCGTTGATGTAATCAATTGTCCATCCGTAGATAATAGCTGTTTCTGCAATGTAATCGTTAATTCCTCTGGGCTCATTTTCGTTAGGAGCTTCTCCAGCATTTCGTCTATTGCCTGTTGTGCTTTTATCTCTTTTTTTTTATCCCCTAAAATTGGTTCAAGTGCTACTTCGAGAAATTCCGATAATTCAAAATAGTTTAAATGTCGCATGATATATTTTTCTGTTATCATCCGGCGTTTAAGCCAGTTGAAAGATGGTGTAAAATCTACCCGGATTAAAATAATTACGGCCTTTGTAATTCCCAGGATATTTTTATACTGCCCAACATTACCCTGTTTAATTATCTCATTATATAAATCCATTGCACGGGTTACACGCCCGACACAAATCCATGAATAGTCAATTTCTTTTTTACCTATCTTTAAAATCTTCAATCCTTAACTCCTTACTCACAAGACTCTAATTCTTTAAAAGCCGATAACATTCTAACTGTGTCACCTGAAGCAATAGAATTTTCGCCTTCATTTATAGCTTGTTGTACAAAATGACCTCCAAATGCTCCCATAGGAATTAGATCATATTCTTTTTTTACTTCTCTACATCTATTACACTGTCCCTGTATTCCTTCTATTAAATTCACTCCAAACTCCTTATAATAGGGTGAATGGCAAGGAGAAAACCATCCACCCAGAAAAAATTAAATTGTTACTCCTGACTGTAAAACGATATCAAACTTTTTAAGCATCAACTGATTACCGAGTGTTGACCTATCTGTGTCAATCTCTGCAAGCAAACTCAAAGTGTAAGGAACTTCAGGACTCGTATCATCTTTACTCTTAAAAGTTAAAGCGTCTCCACCGTTAACTGTACAAGAGAAAAAGTCAAAAGTTGTCCGTCTGTAAATTGCATCTGCGGCTGTTATTCCGGCATTTGCGGCAGCGTCTGTTGCGTCTGCAATATCGGCAACATAATTTATAAATCTCCACCAAATCGGAGTCATAGAACTAAGCCCACCGGTTGATAGGGTTGTGCTTGCTGATGGTGTATAGTCTGTATCGATTGTAACTGTCTGTGCCTCTGTCGTTACAGTTGCACTGTCAAGAACAACTATTGCCCAATTACCATCCGGCAATTTTAGAGTTGTATAATCTGTCAATAAAACTATAGCTCCATTTGTTCCAAGTTCTACACTGTTGATTGTTGGAATTAGTCCAGACTGATTTTGACCACTCATTGTAATCGGAATATTATAAGCCCAATCACCAGAAGCAATAACTTGGTCGTTATCCTCCACAAGAGTACTTGCAACCGATGATAGTATATCAATTCCACCTCTGATTGCGTCCAATTTTGTCAAATCATATTCCCATAAATTACCCGTGACTGTCACTGTCTGATTTGCGATTCCTCTTAAAATATCAGGTGCAATTCCGTTATCAGGTGCTGAGTCAAGAGCTGTCATATCTTCTGTATATGCGAACCCGTCACCAAGTCCGACATTTGTAAATGAACCGCCTGAATCCGTTGAATAAAATGCAGCTACCGAACCAATTTTTATTGATTTAGGGCTTTGTGTTGTTGCTTGTACTGTACCCATAATTACCTACCTCCGTATATATGTTATCTTTATATTTACGGCAGTATTAAAGTACTTGCCGTCTGTAACCGTTCCTATTATATCGCTTGAACTTCTAAATGCATAAGCTGAAGCAAAACACTCACTATCATAAAATAGTTCATCAACTGCTTCGCCTAACTTGACGCTTGCTGTCATACTATCCGCCCAACAATCTACTATTAAAAATCTTGTTTCTATTCCGTTTAATTTATCAACTGTTCCTTGTCTTACTGAAATTGCAGGATAAACATTTTGTGCTTCTGGAAGATCGCCAAATACAATAGCTTCCTGACTTGAAGTTGTCCCGTCCTGGTTTATCATTGAAGTAGTTAAAGAGGTTATTGAGGTTTCAGCTTTTAAGATTTCAATTACTGCTTCATAGTCTGTCATCTTGAAAATCCTTTTTTCTTATCTACCCATTTCAAGGCTATTCCCTCTTTTCTGAATATCTCAATTATACGCTTTATATTAAGTGTCAAAGCAGGTAGTAAAAATGGTTGTGCTTTTGTTCCCGGGTGATTTACTGTTTTACCGAAAAAGTTAGTACCATCTGAAAGCCCTTTTCCAGTCGCTGTAATTGTATGCGGCCTAGTCCCAAACTCTACATATGGAGCGTAATCAAGATTAGATCCTACTACTGCATTATCAGGTAATACCGTATCGGTTATAGAAGCCCTTAATTGACCTCCGAGTCCGACTGTTTTATTAACAGGGGCAAGAGCTACAGCTTGAGCCTTTACAATTAAAGCAGATTTTTTTAGGGCTCGCCAATTAGAGTTATCAAAATCACTCATAACCTTAGCACCATTCCATTCTAGTTTACTACTCATTTCCGTATCCTCACAGTGAAAACCTCAACATCTCCCAAATCAAGTATATTCTCAGTAGGAAAAATATCATAAACTTTCCCGTTAATAGTTGCTGTATCTGCAGGCAATATTGCAGCCGTAATTTTTGCAGGGTCTATTAAAATTTTATGAGTTGATGGATTACCAATTCTGTCATAAGCGAAAATTTCACCTGCTGATAATTGCCAAAATGCACCAAGACCGGAAAACTTTTCTATATCGGTTGCATAAGTTGGTTGACCGTCTGCACCTGTACCGGTTAAATTTCCCTTGCCGGTAATGACAATGGTCTTATTCATCTCTGCTGAAAAATTATCCATCCAAGCCATTAGTGACCGCCCATATAAACAGGAAATGCCTTAACAAACCATGAAGGCATTCCAGATCTACCATCTATTTGTGACTGACTAACAGACCATGATACCCGAGATGGTCCGATACTTTTTGACAGTAATCCAGCCGCTGGAATAGAAGTTGACTCTTGGTCAATTAACCACTGGATCCCCTTTGCAATTGTTGTTTGCATACCGATATTGAAGCCTAAATATAAAATAATAGAGGCTCCTGTTGCTGTTGCATTTGCCGATAATTCAATAGTTGGTACTCGGTAAATTGTACCTGATAATGTCACATCAGACAGACCATAATAAACTTGATCAATATAAGTGTCGTCAGGAATTCCGGTTCCTGTAATTAAAGTTCCAATTTCTAAATATTCGTCAAGATCATCTAGTATTAAATCGTTCTGAATACCACCTGTAACATTTTTTAAACCTGAAACAATCACGACTTTAGAATCTACTGTTGTGTCCCCTACGATCTGCATATTGTATCTGTTATGAGTTATCATTTTTACTTTAGAATCTATTATAGTAATATATCTTGATATCTCGGTATCCCAGGTCGTTGCTGTGATGCCGAGAAGTTCTTTAGTTTTTGCAAGTGTTATTACTTTAGTAGCCATAATTAGTCAACTTTCTTTTTAGGAGCTGGTTTTCTTTTAACTACGGGCTTTATATATTCCGCATAAGCTCCCACAGGATCGGTAGGATAACCTCTCAACCGTTCGATTTCTGCCTTATCTTCAGTCGCATATTTTCCATCCACAAATCTGATCATGTTTTTTCTGTTGCCCGTCCATACTAGACCATTTCCTAAAAATGTTATTTTCATAATGTTCTCCTTTTATTCTTCTTCAATTCCTCTATTCTCTTCGTACCAAAATAACTCTAAAATACAAGTAGTTGCACCGTCTGGAACTAAAGTAAGTACATAATTAGTATTCTGTTTTAATACAAGTTCTTGACTAGCTGCACTACCACCTCCGGCCTGGGAGAAAGCATTTCCTGAACTCCCTATACCTCCAGCTTGAATAATAGTACCGGCAGGTGTTGCTGTTGCCCCTTTTACAAAAGTTTGCATGTTTGTTGCATTAGTTGCTAACCTATTTCTATTTACAGGTACTACAGCTGTACCGCCTGTAAAACTATCACCTTCATATAAATTAAAACTTACATAATCAGCACTTGTTTGTACTCCGATAGGTCGCCAGTGAATAAATTTACCACTTGCTACAGTTGGAGTCGTAAATGCTATATCATAAGCTGCTGAAATTGAACCTGTATTTATAATTGAAGTAAATGCAATTCCATCATGTATATAGGCATGATCTGAATCAATTATACCCATATATCCTGTTAACCCTTCTTGCTCTGCAATTGCTATATCTGATAATTTAGCTAAACCCATAAATAACCCCTTTAATAAAAGCCGGGCATTACACCCGGCTTATAATTTTAATTTGCCTGAATAAATCTCATCCATGAAGTCTCTAAAGTAGTTGCAGCTGCTGCACCATTTCTGACTGAAATTGAAGGAGTCGCAACGGTTACCGGAATTGATGTATTAGTACGACCAACTAAGGCCGAGTCAAAATATACATTGATAAATTCACCATCAAAATATACTTCATAAGTATGTAGTTCAGTATCCATTGTACCGACTGCAATACTCGTTACCTCTGCCCCTGCTGCGTAAACATGAAAGTTTATTGCTGTCACGGCGTCCAACTTCGAAAAGAAGAATCCACCTGCTGAGACTGCTATTGCATGGGCTGAACTTGCGGCTGTTAAAGTTGTATCAACTCCACACACTCCGAAAAGAAAATCACTTTGCGTAATTTTGTCAAGACTCATTTTAGCACCGAAATAAAACGGTTTAGAATTAACGGCGGCAAAAGGAGAGCCCTTTACTTGTGAGCTATAACCATTAAAATCAGTTGCACCGGTTGTCATAGTCAAAAGACTTCCAGCGGTTACACTGTTAACAGTCGTATTTGATCCGGTCTCTGTTGCCGTCCAAGATACCATTTCGCCTGTAGTGTCGTCGGTCGGTATGCCATTTGTGGGAATGTATTTTACTACATTATTTCCCCACGCATCATGCCATCTGTGAGCGTACTTATCATCTACTAAGATAAGATTATCATTAACATTACTAAACATAATAACCCTCCCTAGGTTGTAAATGTTTCGACTGAGGTTCCACCGGTTACGGTATAACCCAAGATAGTCGTATTTGCTACGGTCAAAGTATCTGTTTCAGTATTTGCCCACGTTGCCTCGGTCCCTGATACTACAACAGTTATTTCACCTGCCACAAGTGTCATTGTGCTAGTGGGAACTATAGAAGCGGTTCCACCTCCATCATCAGCAATTGACAAGATAGAAGTAAAAGCACCATCAAGCCATCTATGGACATCACCATTAGCATTTTGAACCTGAATTTTTACATTTCTAGTCCATGCTGCTGTAGTTGGTACGGGTGTAACCGTTTCAGGATCTATAACTATTACCATATCCCCAGCCATTGCCTGAGACATTAATTCAAGATCTGTTCTTAAACCAGGGGCTATCCCCTGGGTATTTTTTAAAGCCATATTGTCACCCCCTAACTTGTGCTAGTTCCGGTTACTGTTCCATGAAAATAAGAAGAACCGTAATCGATACCCATCTGACCAAATAACTGCCAATCTTCTCCGGCTCCTGTTTTTGCAAGAGGTTCAAGGATTAGTCTGTTATCATTAGTTGGTTTGTTCATAACGGGCTGGAATACAAGACCAACTTCATCAAGGTTCACAACTGCGATTGTTCCGGCTGGTACTCTTGGGACATACGCAATTTCAAATTCACCAAACTGGGTAATTACTCTGTTGATTGCACTTCCACCAGTAAAACGGTCGGTAGGTACAAAAGAATAAATGTCGTCGAGTATCTGCATATTCCAAGCGTTAGCCATTATCACAAATCTACCATCACGATCAAAAGATCCATTGTCGGCCATCTCTTTAAAAAGAGAATCCATTATAACTTTGGTAACATCAACACTACCGGCTGCTACTGTATTAGTAGTCGAACCTGTAATAAGTCCACGCATTGCAAATGCTACACTTTCGGACGTTGACAGTGCATAAGTACCATTTAAAGCTGAGTATTCAAGATCCATTTTAATCTGATTCATATTAGCCTGAATCTGAAATGCGAGTTCATCAGCTACGGGATTGGCTCCAGCCTCATCATAACCAAAACCTGAAGTACTAACTTCAACTCTTTTTAGTCGGTCGGCTGCTGATAATTTAGCATAGGAAATACTGATTTTTTCCTGGAAAATCTGAGCTACATTTTTTTCATTACTTCTCACGAAGCTCTGAGCAGTCGGAGCAGTCAGGGAGTCAGTTTCCGTAATTGCTGGCTGTGCTGCCGTAGCTTGATCATAGTTTGAACTCATAGCAAATTCTGGGGTTGATACGTCTCTGACCTGACTAATCAAATCGAGAAATGGTGTCTTAACTTTTGAAGGTGTAAATAATTGCCCTGCATAATTAGGCAAGTTCCAAAGTGTTCCTGCTGTAGTGTTTGCCATCGTGTGGCCTCCTGGTTACAGCAGGATTTATTTTAGTCCTGCTGTGGTTTTGTATTTTTTTGCATCTGTAAATTTAAAGCAAGCGAGGCATTACCCTCTGATCTTGCGGTTCTGATTTGTTCATCGATATCTTTTGGAAGTATAACTTCACCTTTTACAGGTGGTGTATTTTTACCGTAAACTTCTTTTTGCAAACGGTCTTTTTCAGCGTCAAGATATGCTTTGTTCTGTAATTGATCTGACTCCAACATTTCAAGGGCTTTATCACCATAAGCAAGATACCGGCTAGCGTCTCCCTTATAGTCGAGTTCTTTTGCTTTGGAAAGAATGGCTTTTAGTTGTTTCTCATTTGATAGTTCAGATTTTAAGGACTGCATTTCTTCCCGCATTTCCCTATTCGCTTTTTGTTCTGCTGTCTCTTCAGGATTAGCCTCTTTAATAGCTTTTTCCCTTTCGGCTTTTAGTAAGTCTGGAAGTTTTTCAATAGCGTATTTCTCATCATGAGAAGCTACTGCCTTACTAATTGCACTATCAAGACCGGATTTAAAAAGGTTGTTGCGATCGATAAAATTAAGTGCATCCTCTTTTGTTTTGATATTTGCTAAAGGGTCGAGATCTGAAACAAGGGTGTTAAATTCCTCTATCTTTGCAGTATCTTTAAGAGTTGCATTGGCTTTGAGCCATTCTGTTGGTGTCATGTCGTTTTCTCCCTATAAGTTTTTTATACCCTATAAGTATATGTTTAAGTATAAGCCCGTGTGTAGTAATTTGTCAAGCTGGTATTATATCAATCCAATCCTTGATATTTAACTTCACTTGTGTTGGTACTACTAATCCATTCCCATATGTCGCTGAATTATAAGTCACGTATGATGTAAATAATAGATTTTTACCATTTTCCTTTGTAATATCATCATCTGTCAAAACCACAATATTACTAGTTGATGGGGTGGCTATACTAACATCCCGCCGTGAATTTATGACAACACCAGCCTGAGTGCTTAATGTCCAGGTTACTGTTGTCGGAGTGAATGCCCCGTCATCATCCGTATAAGCCAACGTCAAATAATATGACCCCTCATTATCTACGCAAGGGGTCAATTCGCTTATTGCTGTTGTACAAGCCATGATACCTCCTATGCGTCAGCGGCTGCAAAAGTATAAGTAAGATTTAATGTATCACCACTGACAACGGCTCTATTTCCACCTGTCAAAGCTCCGGCACTCATTAAAACGCCTGTTGTAGTAGTTGCTACTGAACAAAGAAAAGCCCCACCGATTGTTGCGGTTCCTGTTATTGGAAATACTGCCACGCTTGCAGAATTAGTCATTGACTGAGCACTTCTTACTTCAGTCCACACCATACGGTCTCCAGTATATCCCGTTTCCTCTGTCCATCCTGCATGACTCGCTAAAGTGTCGGCTGCGTTTACAGTTGGTGTTGCATCTGTTAAACCAAGATACCAGGGAGCAACTTCTGTAAGTGATGAAAAAGTAACATCAAGAACATGTTGCAAACCTACATTTACAACCGTATTTTCCCAGTTATCCGTCCATTTTATTTTCCCATCTGAGCCGATACATTCGATCGAAAAAATACCGCCTAATTTTATACCATCTTTCATATAATACTCCTACCCGGTTATTTCGACATTTGGAGCCGTCCCGGTTATTGATATAGTCGTCTTAGTTCCAACAATAGAAATTGTTGACCCTGATCCTGTTATTGTAACACTAATTTTCCCATTTGCCAAACTCCCTGAAGTTACTATGTCATTTAAGCCCATTGATTCAGAAATTGATATGGCATAATTCCCTATAGCTGTCTGTATTTCAGATAATTCAATACCTTCTACAATGTCCAAAACTAATGAAAATTGACCAGCTTGGGTATCTGCAAGACCTACCGACTCTGTAATTGATACGTCAAAAGTATTAGAGCCTAAACTATAAATCTCTGATATTCCGATACTCTCGGCAATTGCTATATTTATGTCAAATATCGCAGCTTGCACCTCTGATAGTGTTAAGCCCTCTGATATTGCACCTGTGATTATTATATTTCCGGCCTGAGTTTCAGATAATCCTAGCCCCTCAATAACTCCACCTGTAATAAGTAGATCTACATTCTGCGTTTCAGATAATCCGATAGACTCGGCTGTAGACGCTGATAGTGTTAAAGTTATAGCTTGTGTTTCTGCTAAAGTAAGGCTTTCTGCTATTGCTTCATTGTATGTTGTGCCACCTGAAGGAGTAGCCTGACTCGCTCCTATATCCCATCCATCTGATTGTGACGCTCCTATATTCCAAGACATTTTATATCCCTAGTCCTGCGTCAACTCCTGGGGCTGCTGCAATTAGTGTTATATCTCCCCCGGGTGCGTCTACATAATCGGTAGCTGCTCCACCTGTGTCTGTTGTTATTTCGTTTGCATTTACACTATCTGATCTTATCCCCACTCTAGGGGTCGTCAAATCACGTGTTCTACTATTGAACTCCATAATAAATAAATCTGCTGTCGCTGAATATCTATTATCTATCCATGTTGTTGAATCTGTAATATGATTATTTATAAAAAATATATACCCTATTCCTGGCGCACCTGTTGGCGTTTCATACGCTGTTGCAACATTATAAAAAGTGTTTCCTATTACCATAGTCCCACCTGACATAATATCAAACTCTACAGCATTACCGCCATTCCCTATAAATGCATTAGCTGTTAGTATTGCACCTAATCTGAGATTTGCAAGTGCTGCAGTAGTCGAGGTTCCCTTAATCCTGCAAAAAGCTACATTAGGCGCACCGTCCATTTCGAGGACAGCACCATGATTTGCCCCTGTACATTCAAAATCAGAATTAACACAATTATTATTATCATCTATTACAACCGCTTGAGCAGCAGCATTATTAGCAGCATTTACAATTCTACAACTCACAATAAACATAAGATCTGTTGATGAGCCACTTATCAAAGGAGCAGATAAAGACCCATGAATATAAAGATTTTGAAACATAGTCCATGTATTAGGGGTTAAACTTCCGGTTAAAGTTATATCTGGTAAATTTGTTACATCTAACTCTGTATCTGAGTTTCTCCCAACTCCATCAAGATCTCCAATAGTTGAATTATACCCCCTTAAAATAATCTGACTTTCCCATGCTGACCCTGCATTTGAAACACTGTCAACACCTAAAGAATAAGCTGCATCGCTTTGAATATTAACACGATCACCTGCTGCTGCATTTGTTAAAGCCTCCGCAAGTGTCCAAGGTGATCCACTTGACCCATCCCCACCACTAGCTCCTTGTGTTACATATCTTTCTGTATAAGCCATTTATACACTCCTAAAAGCTCGCACACATGGTTTTTGAATTATAGATAAAACACCAACCTCTTCAATCGCTGCCATATATTCAGACGCCTGTATAATGAAATTAGTTATATCCGCCCCTGTTAATTCTGTATCTGTGTCCCGCCCATCAACAAGTATTTCATTTGCATCATTTGGAACCATAGCTGCAATAGTATCTGTCCAATAAGGGGTCAGTGCTTTAAACTCCCAATACATATTTCTCATCTTTTCACAATAAGGTCTTACTATTTCATTTGTAAATCTAATTGCTTCTTCATCTGTTATTGCCATATCCCCTCCGTTTATTTACCTATTATTATAAAACTCATTACTATTATAAAACTAATTAGCCAATAAATAAAGATCATTTTAGTACCCACCTCCCAGTTTTATTCTGAGTAAAACCTTTTGAGTCCATCCATTCGGGGTAATTCTTAAAACTCATCACTTCATTCTTACCTGTTAGCGGATTTCTGCCCCTTCTTAATTCCGGTTCTTGCCCGTCTATAATTTCAATCACTGTCTCACGATCATTTATATCGAAGCCTGCTACTCCTGAATTACCCGGGAAACTTACCAGCACACCGCCAGGATAGACAAAAAAACCGTCCTCATTTTCTTTTCTTGTGTCAACGGTCTGGCTTTGTGGCCGTGTTTTATCATCTAATACAGATAGAATTTCCCTATGCATTTCAAGACCCTGAGCGACTGCCTGATTATGATTAGCGTATGCACCAGCGTTCATATTTCGCATTGACTCAGTTCTAACAACGGTTAGAGCCTGGGAAGCCGTAGAATCTAATACTTTTTTAACATCCCTTGCAGTTTGTGCAAATCCTTTGCCTTGAATCAATCCCTGAGTTACAGAAGATTGTATTTTCTGTAAATCCTTAGCACGGTTCTTTTTTAATATACTAGATAGACTTCCATATTTCGGTTGATATGCTCCTAGAGTCCCGTATTTTTCAGCGATTTTATCCGCTACCTGTTTACCAAGTTTATTCCATACAGTCGGCGTTCCTAGGACTGAGACTTCAACAACTGCCGGGTTTAGGACTGTGAAACTTAGGCTAACAGGGGAAGCATTTGCGAACATGACGCTGAATTGCTGCCGATAGAAATTATTTGTTATAGCCATCTTGGAACTTTCAATTGTCATATTTCCGGCGGCAATACTTGCCTTAATAAACTCTGATTGTATCTTTTTTTGCAGTGCTTGCAATCGGTCAAACTTCAGGCTTTCGGTATATAAAAAAGTTGGGTTAGTCTCAAGTATTTTTCCGATCTGAATCGGTGTATATTTCGAGGTTATTTTATTATAAAGTATTTGCGTATCTGATCGGATATTATCTAAGGCAGTTTTATATTGATTAGCTAACAGACTATTAAAGCGTTTTATTTCTTTTTGAGTATCTTTAAATCCTGTTTCGCCTAATTGTGCTAGGGTCATCTATTCCTCAACACTCAAATCATCCAAATCAACTTCCACAACTTCCCCTTCAATTCTAACTAATTCAGCCTCCACATCATCAACAATATCTTTCGGAAACATCCGTAAAATAGTCTCATGGCTCAATACTCCAATTGCCTTCAATGCCATCTCAAAAAGAGCGACTTTATCAACGGGTAAATTTCTCTTATGATTTATAATATATTTATAATCATCTACAGCGAACCTTTCACGCATAACATCATTTATCAAAGCATTCCTTGTTTTTAGCCCCTTGTCAAAATACGTGTCGATCTTAGATGCTAATAATTCAAGGCCAATTACTTTAAACATCATTGCCCTCCCTGACTGAGCATTAGCAAATTCTTTATCAGTAAAATCCGGTATTTTAATTGAGCTAAAAAACAACTCTTTCGTATACTGAGATAATCCGGAATAAAATTCATTGATTCCGTTTAGATCTTTCTGCAAATATTGCGGCCATTTTTCGAAATCATCAAGATTATCTATGCTGCCTATTTCAATAAGTTTATCCGCAAACTCTTTACTAGCTTTGCCCGGCAATAATGCAATCATAGCATTGAAACGATCCACCTCATTAAATGATTTATTCAGTAATTTGTCATTACCTGTGATAAGTGGTTTTTCTGCTTGAAATACAGAATACATATCTGAGTTAATCGGATATATTGCAAGAGGAACTTTAGAATATGGGTAAGTGGTGTCAAATTCTTCATCACGTGACCAGGCACTTCCGCCACTCTTTTTCCCCCATCGTTCAGAGAACAAAGGGTAATAAACATCAAGATAATTATTTTTCCCTGATTCCCAAAATCTTAATGCAGCTTCAAGCCCTGGTTTTAGATCATTAGACCATAATAACACTATTTCTTCATTAGCAACTTTCTTATATTCCGGTGTCATGATCCCGGGTATGCTTAATTCGTCACTTATCCAGAATAGTTCATATGCAACGCCCTGAGTAATACCTGATTCATATAGTTCTGAGGTATCGAGATCATTATCGTTGTATTCTGCTATCTGTTTTCTGACTGTAATATATGGATCATCTTTAGCCTGTTCATCTGTAGTTATATTTTCCCAGTGTTCTTGAATATCTCCAGACCTTGCAGCATACCCACAAAGTGTTTCAACTGCCATTTTAGCGAATGGGATAGTAATCCTGTTATCAGGTTTCTTTACAGCACTGGCATTTAATGTCCTGGGATTACGACCCTTCACATATTCTTTATTTTCTAAGATAAAGGGAATTTCATTTTGTCGACTATTATCTATTTCGATTATTTGTTTGCTATCTAATGGCATATGGCCTCCGTGTTATAAACTAACTTCTACGCTACCGACTGACATCTTGCCAGAGCCTACGCCCGACAAATAAGAAATACCCCATACTAAGGCATCCATATTATCCGGGGATTCCCCTGCTTCTTGTGTCCATGTACACATTTGATCTTCAAGGTCTAGTAATTCCCCAACGTGATGAACATAGCCACGCCTGTATAAATCAGATATAGGCTCAGCTCTTACAGCTTTTCCTCTTGTAGCTCTGACTGAATCGTATGAAATATTATGTCCGTAATTTCTAATATTAAGCCCCACAAGATCGCCACCTTGATTAACCTCTCCTATAACTTTATCAGCTTGATACTCATTATACAAGTCGGCAACTAACTGACCCCAGCCCGAAACGTCCCCGTGATAAGTATAATCACCCAGGACACAATAATGTATTTCATCTTTATATTCATATTTAGCACATACGATTATACCGGTACTATCTGAAGTTGCATTACCTGTAACAGCTGGATCCACTGCAACAACAACCCTAAGTAAATCAATAGGTGATTTTTTAAGTCTTGTTTCAGATATCCATATTCTTTTCCATAGTGCATTTATAGAATCATCACCATAAAGACCTTCTAAAAATCGGCGGCGTTTTGACTCGCTCATAGATTCTAGTGTCTCAATATATCCCTCTGATAAATTATTCACATTATCAAGTGGATTCATTTTTATTTTAGCATATCTTTCTGGTTTTGCAAGAGGCTGTTTAGTCTCATAATTTAAGCCCTTCTCAAATATCACATATCCCCAGTGTGTCATTGATGGTGGATTATAATCAATTAGAAATAATGGTTTGATTCCTTTTTGTGGATTAAGCCTGGTCTTGATTAGCTCATAAGTTGAAAAAGGTAATTGACTGGCCTCGTTTAAATAAATAGTCTCCCATTCTGAACCGAGAATTTTCTCGATTCTGTCTTTGTCATCAGTACCGGCAATCCATACCTGGGAGCCATTAGGAAACTGTATAAACCAATCAGATTTATTTTCCTTATATCTAATACCCTGCAATGTTTTACTTTCAACATCAGGAAATGTCTGGTACCAGAGTGTCTGTTTTGCATGGTTAAAATGTCGCCTCACAACTAAGTGTCTTGACCCTGCATGTTTTAAAGCTCTGACAAATATTGCATAAATAGCAATGAAAGTTTTACCAGATCTTGAGCCACCTTCCAGAAGTACTTCAATATGGTTTTTCATCAATTCGATAGCTTCATATTGTTTAGGTGTTTTTACTAATCTTGTGGCGGTCGCTGTCAAAGGTCTGAGTCCTGGTTATCAAAGGATAAATTAACATTGCCAGATAATTCTATTTTTTCAGTAAACATTGCTTTATATTTTCCAAGCAAATCAGAAGCTTTTAATCTGTCAGTCCTTGAACAATCTTCATCGTCTCTAGTCTCTTCCCAAAAACGTATATTTTCAATAATAATTTTATTATCATTTCCAGTGATTTTATCTGCAAGTTTTTGTATATATTCCTTAATATTAGGTTTTATTAGGTTTTCACTTGCAATAACTGCTGCTGTATCTTTACTATATCCGGATCTTATTGCAGATTGAGTTCCATTAAAATCTTTTAGATATTCTATACAAAATTGTTTTTGTTTTGCAGTTAAATTTCCCATACTTAAATAATATCACTAAAAAGCTGTTTTGTAAAATGGGTGTTTATATGCAGTTATGACACTTATTCATAAAAAGGGGTTTTTGGCTTTCTATCCTATGAAGGAAATAAAAAAGTTATTGCTCTTCGCTTTTCATTTACTCTATATGGGGACTTTTCAGAAACAGCCTATTTGTGATTATGTGTCATAGAATATTATAATTTATACTATAATATCTCTAAAATATCTATTTTCTATATGTTATTTTTTTAAGTTAAAAAACTAATTATACATTGACTTAATATACTATTTCCTTTATTATAAATATAAGAGGTGAAAATTATGGCACATGAAGCACAATTATTAGTTTATATTGATTCAAATCTTAAAAAGGAGGTACAGAAAAACGCAATTGATAACGACATTTCTCTAAAATTATTAGTTTCAAATGCACTTAAAAGTTATTTAACTGAAGAGAAAAGAGACGAAGATTTTTAGAGGATATTAAAAATGTTACAAATATATCATGATAACGGATTTAAACTAATCCACTGCAACCCCGACAAAACACCAAAAAAAAAATGGCGTGAGCCTGAAAATCATCTATCTTTAGAAGTTGCAAGGGAATTGCAATCTACAGGTGAAATGATTGGAGCGTGGATACCTGAGGATATTATAGTAATTGACCTTGATAATCACGAAGGTAAACCGGATGGACGGGCAACTTTCAAGGCTATAAAAGAGGAATATAATATTGATTATAATATTACTTCAGAAACTTTTTGTGTAAAAACAGCGGGTAACGGATTTCATATTTTCTTTTATGCTGGTAAAGATCACGGTTTAACACAAGGTGAAAAGGCTCCTGGAATTGATCTTAAAACTAATGCCGGATATGTGATAGCGGCAGGCAGTCCTGGTTATAGAATTTATGATTCTATTGAAGAATTGGATATAGAAACTATTCCAGATTCCATAAAAATATGGCTTGAAACTGTTAGAAAAAAGAAGCCTAAAAAATCAGAAGAAGAAAAGCCTAAAGGTCATAATATCCCAGTTGAATTATTAGCCAAAATATTAAAAAAGTTAGATATAAAAGATTTTAATTCTAATGATAAATGGTTTGATTTTATTGTATCAGCTATTGCAGCAACAGGAGCAACTCAGGATGTTTATGATTTACTTGTTGATTGGTCTGGTGAAGATCAGGAATACGAGGACGTAAGGGCAAGGGTAGAATCTTTTGACGGGATGGGAGGAATTACCACAGGAACCTTTGTTCATATTTTAAAAGAACAAGGGATTACTCAGTATTTTATTAAAAAGGTTTTGTCTTATAATACATCAATAGAATTATATGAAGCTATGAGAGAGGACGGGCATAATTTACCATTTCCAGAGCCCAATTACGATTTGATAAGTGATAGTAGAGAAGCAAGAGAATTATTTTTAACTGGGGGGAATTCAGTTGCTGCGACATTGTTAGGGTTTGCTATTCAGGAACATATAATATGGTGTGAAGCTGATAAAGAGTTTTTTCTTTTTGATGGTAATAAATGGTGTGAATATTACGATATGTTTTCAATTGCATATACTGTTTTAATTAGATTGACTAAGTTTATGTATGCTAAAAAACAGGGTAATGAAGTAGATAATGAAAACTTCATAAAACTGGTAAAAATCATAAATAAAACCCATTGGAAAAGAGAAACAGTAAATGAGCTGAGATGTAGGGACGGGATTTATAACAAAAAAGCGACATGGGATAGTTTTAGAATTAAAGAGACTATCACAACATCAGACGGTGTAATAGATTTTACAGAAGGTAAAATTATATTAAGGAAAGGGAAAAGAGAAGAGTTTAGAAAATCATATATTAAGTACACATCAAATCAAATAATTACTGCCGATATTCCTATAAAATATAATGAATTTCTTGCAGGACTTTTTCCAGATAAAGACACTTTATTCACAGCCAGGCAAGCGTCAAGTATGTTTATTACTGGCAACGCAAAAAAGGTTTTTCAGATATATCATGGTGGAGGTGATAACGGTAAATCTACCTGGATAGAAATAGAAGCTGAATTATTAGGGGAAGAGAAAGCCTTTCCTTATCCGACTGATTTACTTTTAAACAGTAAATATGGGAGCGATAATCTGCCACCGGAAGCCGCTAATTTTGCAGGTAAATATTTTCTATATGGGTCAGAAGTTTTAAAAGGGAAGGAATTATCTTTAGGTAAAATTAAGAATTTTACAGGCCAGGATACTTTTACAGCAAGGCCATTATATAAAGACCCCCGGATAATTTATCCGACTTGGCAGATGATATTATCAGTTAATGATCTACCGTTTTTTGATGGAACAGACAGAGCGTTTATAAATAGGCTTATTGTATTACCTTTTGAAATGACATTTGTTGATTCAGAACAAGAGATGATTGACAAGATTAAAAAGGGAGGAGATCCAGATAAAATAGCATTAAAAATAGATGGTGAACTATTAAAAAGTCAAATCAGAAAAGAATTTTCTGCTGTTATAAAACAGAAAATTGACGATTATTTAGATATGAAAAATAACTATAACGGAATAATCAAGCAGTCAGAAGTTTGTCGCAAGCATAAAGAATCTTATATTTCAGATAATAATAATATTGAAAACTTTATACTTGAAATGTGTAAAGTATCACCTGCAGATAACTATTTTATATCATCTGAGAATATTACAAATTCTTATCATGATTATATGGGAAGCAAAAAAGCTTCTGTTAGTTATGTAATAAGACAGCTTATTAAGTCCCGGGCTGAAATACAAAAAGACATAAGAGTAATTGAAGAGACTTTTCATAATCCAGATACTAGAAATTATGAAACTAAAAAAGCACAAAAAAGGGGGCTAAGAAATATCAGGCTAAAAACAATAGCTGAGATTGAAACCGAGAATAAGAACAAATTAGAAGAAGATAATTTGAATATAGAACATGAAGATTCAATTCCATTTTAGGAGGTAATTATGTGTAATTGCAACAGCCATAAAGTACATGTATTTTCTGACAAGAAGATAAAAAGATATATGGAGGTCTGTGGAGAATGTGGGACTCATATAAAATGGGTAGGTAATTCAGAGTGGGAGGAGATAAAAGACACGGCTATTATTATGTCAGAAGATGATAGAAAAATATTACAAAAAGCATTTTAGGAGGTAAAACAAAATGAAAATTTCCCTAATCCAGATGGCAAAAATCCTAAACACCTCAGTTAATTTAGTCATAAAAATAAAATATTCGCTAGGTTATAAAAAAGGTTCATCTCTTGATTATTCCATGATACCAAATTTTAGAGCTGAAAGAATAAAACTTAGAGAGCAAAGGAAAAACATAAATAACTCATATCCAGAGTATTATAAAAAAGCTGTTAAGATAATATCCGAAAAGGGATATATTACTACAAAAGAATTGAATGATACTTTTAAATTAGATCATGTCTTAGGTGCATTGTCATATTTTGAAACTATGAATAATCCATTATTTGACGATATAATACAGGCAACTCCAGCACATAAAAAGAAGTCGCATACTAATATTTTTAGGCCATTTAATAAGCGTCTTGAAAAATGGAAAGAAGAATCAAAAAAAAGCATAATTAAAACCAGGTTCGTAGAACGTGGAGAGATGAAGAATTTAAGGATGGCATTATGAGTGAAAAGATTTATGTAGGAAATGGGAAACCGATTGGACAGTATGGTGATATTAAAATCACTGTAGATTTGGGTGGGCTTAAGGAATATTTTGAGAAGTACGGATTTACTACAGATCAGGGCAAGAAAAAACTAAGCTTTATAGTATCTGAAAGGAGAGAAGCAGATCAGTATGGAAATACTCACTCGGTTCTGGTTAATACCTGGAAACCAGATAGCTCTGTAGTAACGTCACCTCCGGCAGATGATTCTGACATCCCCTTCTGACCAAAGCCCCCTAACCGGGGTTTTTTATTTGTTTTTTATTTAAAAAAAGTGCAAATTCGTGAACTTTTACCTTTTATTTGCTTGACAGACTAGTAATCTTACTATATTATAGTAGTTAGATAAGCAATAAGGAGCTTGAAGATGACAAACGAAATTAAATATACAGAAAACAGCAACAGCAATTTATCATGTGGAGCTGCTTGTTTGGATACTTTAGGAATAAACAAAGATGTTGCAAATATATCCTACTGGGATTTTGAAATGGTTAATATGATTGAAGCTGCTGGATACACTACAGAGCAAACAAGGAAACCTTGGGACACGGCATTTAACAAGATTACCCTGGGAAGATTTATATCAGAGAATACAGGAACATATCTTATACAAACACAAGGGCATTTCATCCTTTTGCAGGACGGAATCTTAACTGATACATACGGTGACGGAATGAGAAAACAAGTCAAAGAAACATGGAGGATTAAATAACATGACAACAACAAAAACAGTAAAAAAAGATTATATTAGAGATCTAATAACAATAATTGAAAAAAATGGATTAACAACAGATAAGACTATAATAGATTTTATAAATGATAAGATTGATTTTATAAATGGTGAATCTGGTTTAATTACTACTGGTGAATTAATATCTGTTTTTAAATTAGGGCAAATTGATTCACTAAAAACAATATCTTAAAGGAGTTTTAAAAATGATAGGTTATATAATAAGTAAAGATAGTAAATACGCAGAATATTTTGATAGAAATACTAAAAGATACTCATGGACAGAATCAATCAATAATGCAAAGATTTTTAAAAATATTGATAAGCTTACTCTTAGTAAAACTATTCATGTTAAAGAAGTAAATACTTCTGACAGTTTCATTTTATACGAGGATTCCGAAAATATATTATATTTTGGGAAGTCTGAAAAATTAATAACAAATTGCATATCAAAAAAAGGAGCATGGCACAATATAATCAACCATAATAGAAATGAAATATTAAAATTAAAGGAAAGTATAAAAAACCTTGAAAAATTAGAAAATACTATCATGAGTTTAGATATTGATAGTCTGGAAGTATATTAAATCAAAAGCCCTTTCGAGGGCAATAAGGAGCAACAAAAATGAGAGATAAACTAAGCATCCAATGCAGCACAGACAGCAAAGAGAAAAATCATATCCTTGCTGAGTACAAGAAACATAGCATTAATGTATCCGCCCGAGTTCTTGAAATGATCCGGTTTGATGTTAAGAAGTTGGAAGGGATGAAATAATGGATAAGAAGCCAGCACTAGAGGCAGATTATGAAAAATAGATTATTGGAAGAATTTAAAAATCATAGTAATATATGTGATCAAATGTTTGAGGAAAGGTTTACTTCATCAAAACATAAGGATAAATGGAATAATGATTTATATCAAAACTATATTATTTCAAAAGAAAGGGTAACTTTATTGATAGAAATGGTAGAAACAGATTATGAAATGTTTTAGAAAAACAAAAGAAGAGGCAGATTATCGGAGTAAGGAATGAACAGAATTAAAAAATATATCTTAGGGACTTTAACAGTTAGTGACCTTGTAAAATATTTTCATTCTATTGGCGTAGGATTTAATTTTACATTTGAGAAAAAACAACAGCCTAGATATTATGCAAAAAACAGTAGGTTATATAAGATTAAGTAAAGGATGGCAAAAAATGATTATAATTAAAACGTCAGACAGTAAAGAAAATATGTGTGATAGATGTTTAAATAAGTTTATGACTTGTGAAGCTAAACATCTACAATTTGGCAATGGGATAGGGAATGATAATGTGATTGAATGCGAAGAATATAATGGAAAATTAACAGATACTATTCAAATAAATGGAAAATTAGTTTTAATGGGCGATGGTGAGTGGGCTAGATACTCAGATAATCTTGCAAAAATAAAACAGCTAACAGAGACAATATCAAACTTCACAGATCCAAACACTGAGCAATACCAGACAGGTTATAGATCAGGAGTATTATCACAGAAAACTACATGTGATCATTATAAATCAGATAAAGCAAATATATCAGAGTCTAAAGATAGAATTGATGAATTGATATGGGCGAACAAAACGCTGATCAAGAGAGATGATAAAAATATAGCAGAAATCAAAAAACTTAGAGAGGATAATGAAAACTATCGTAAAAGATTTATGGAACAACATGCCGAAGTTGTAAGGTTAGGTTCTGAACTGGAAGAACTTAAACTAAAGGTTGTTGAGTAATGAACGACTGGAAAGAATTAAAAATAGATAATTTGCCACCTGATATATTGACAGGTGATTATATGTTTGGTGTTAAAAATGATTATATTGATGAAAATTATTTATTAGGTGAGATAGTACCGTCTATTTATCAGGACAGCATGATTATTTTAATGAGAGTTTTTAAAAAAATAGATAAATACTATTATCGTAAACCAGAATTTAAACAGCTGAGTCATGAGGAGATTATGATAATAATGTCAAATAGGTCAAGAAAGATTGGTTCATAAATAAACAAGCCCCTGAGAAGGGGCTTTAATAAGGAGTAAATAATGATTGATGAAATATTAACATCTTTTAATAAATGGTTAAATGGTTCAAAAACATGGGAACATTTTGTATCAGAAGGGTTTGAAGCAGGCTACAAATCAGCAATAACCGAAGAGCGAGAAGCCTGTGCCTTAATATGTAAAGAATATTATAATGGATGGGAATGTGAAGAAGCAATAAGAGCAAGAGGTTTAAAATGAGTAATGGAAAATACACAATAGCAGAACTAAAACACGAAATAGTAGGTTACGAGGCTATGCTAAGGATTCATAAAATTAGTAGCGAACGAAAAGATGCTGAACATAAAGAAGAAATTAAGAAACTTAGAGATGCTTTGGTGAACACTAATAAGATAATAAAGGATTCGTCAGAAGTTGGCTATCCCGTAAATGTTGTTTTGAGAGGGCAATATGAAATCAATCAAAAAATCTTAAAGGAAGGTAAATAATGAGTTGGA